ATTTATTACCAAAGGAAAATTAGTTTGTTCTAACAAATCTAAATATCCCTTACCTATTATGTAAATTTGTATCTCGTTCATTACACTACATTTATACGTTTATTTGCCAACACTAAATCAAAAGTAATACGATTGATAGGCTCGTGATAATTAAAGTTATCTACGCTCGGATTTTCTACTATTACAGGCACTAAAGCATCGTTAACCTTTATGGCTACTTGTGGACTTAATGCAATAGAATTTAAAAACTTTATCGTTTCCATACTTTCGTAATCGCTCCAAACCCTAAAACGACGCACACTTTCAACTTTGTAATTATCTTGACCTCTATCTAATGCACTCGGATTTACTGGTCTATTTTTTAAAAAGCTTTTTTTGTCGATTTGGGTGCTATCGGAATAGTTTGTATCAAATAGCCATGTTTCCATTACACCAAATTGGTTAACCCAAAACAACTCCAAATAGTTACAAGGTGTATCAACTACTTCAAAGCTGTAAATCTTGCTACGATAAGTTTTTGAAAAACCAGCGCCCCCTCCGTTATCGGCTAAAAAAATAAAAAACTTCGTAGCTAAACCGCCAAATTGATATACTAAACTGCTTCCATACACAACAGTGCTTATATTCGTTCCAACAGGAGTTATAGACTGCTCACCAATTATATTCAAATCATCATCAGTAGAAATAACTATCCAACGCTGTGAAGTTGTTGTAATTAATGAAGAAATACAACCGTAACCATTTCTAATAGCCTTTCTAGGGTTTGCGTAGTCTGTTAATAGCAACCTTGTATTGTCGCCTGTACCGTTATTGGTATAGTTAGATAAGTTAAGTGTTGTAAATTCATCTTGTGAAATATTATAAGCAATAGTAGAACCTCCACCGCCAACAACTTCGCCCGAAATTGTTGTTCCATTTGCGTCCGTGCCATAAAATCCAAAGCCATAAATAAGGCTGTTATCACTTGCAACACTTGCCCCCGTTAATGGTAGTAGTTTGCTTTTTAAATAATTCCTTAAAATAGTGTTTATTTCAAAAGTAAATGTATCACTTGTTCCTAAATCGGGTAATTGTGAAACGTGAATATACTCGCTCCCTATTTGAATTTCTAGTTTACATTCTATCACAAGCGCGTTATCTGTTGTAACTTGCACCGCTCGTTTTTCTGTTACTAATTGGCTGCCAAAAGCACCCACATACGTTAATGGCATATCTTTATTTTTTATTGTTAAAATATAATCTTCTTGCTTCTTGCATCATGTCTTCAAATTGCCCCACTATCATACTACCCATTACGTCCGAAATCTTATCGAAAATAGCTTTTTCGTTTTCGCTTATGGCATAGGTAATAAATTTATCTCTTCTTCCATTGCTTGTAAACTCAGGGCTTAAACTGTTTGGTGTTGGACTTCCATGCTGAAAAATTGCATTTTGTATAGCAAATGCAACATTTTTTACCTCTTTATCTCCACTTGCAATCCCTCTTTGTTCTACCCACGTAATCAAAGCATCAATCGGAATACGTTTAGCTTTTTTTTCGCGCCCACTTTCAACCCATTTCGCATAGTCAACACCGTAAATATTAATCTTATTACCCTCTAATTTCCACGTTAAACTATCTTCTAACTTACCTGTATTGCTATGTCCTTGCGCCACAAACTCAGCCTTTATAAAGTCAATCACAAATAAAGCAATTAACTCCGCGCTTTTATTCTCCATATTCAAACTCCCCTAAAGTACAAGTGTTTGCAGTAACAACCGTTAAATTCGCTGTAACTTGCTCAAATTTGCCATTCATTGCACGTTTGGCAAGAAATCCACCGCTAATCTCTATATTATACCCCAATTCATGCAACGCTTTGCGCTTTACCTCAGCCATGTATCTATCCATAATGTTTTTTAAAGTCTGCTGTTTAACAGGTCTTGCAGTAGTTCCGCGCTCTTCCATGTTGTAAACATCATACAAAAATACTCTCAAAGTCCAACGTGTTTGGTTTTGCATTCCGTTTTCTCTGTAATTACCTACATTTTGATAGTCGGGTGTATCAGCTACTAATACGTGTGGGTATAGCCTACTAGGTGCACCGTTCATTTCAAACGGACTTTCGTAAGAAAACGAATTTACAGCGGTGTAAGCCGTTGCAACCTCTTCCATTAATGTTATAATCGTATCAATCATTTTTATACATTTTTAGTTTTGCTAACTTTACATTCAAGTAGTCCAATATTGTTAAACAATTTTCTTCTAATACACTTTCTAAAGGTGTTTTGCCATTCGCATTATAAACTGCATCACTTGCGACTTCGTAACCAAATGCAATCCAAAAATTTTGCTCGACAATGGAGCTAAACTCTTTTCTAACTTTTCCACCACTTGCATCTTCATTTCTGAAAATTCCGATAAAAAACTTTGAAATCTGTTCAAGTCCTTTTGAAACAAAAAAAAACCGCTGAATGCTTCCAACAAATTTAAATTCATAAAAAGTTTGGTTCGTTCCTCTATTCCTTTATCCGAAAAATCCGAGCCATACAAAACCGCGTTTAAACTTGCTAAGGCAGTAGCATCGGTTTGCTTTGCTTTGCTAATTATATCGTGCATTTGCCCCATTAAAGCAAATTGTTTATAATTATTGTTGCCTAACCAAACGCGCATTCCTGACAATGTTTGCAACTCTTTGCGTTTTTCGTACTTTTTACCCTCAATTTTAACAAAATCTTGCTCCAAATAGGTATCAGGAACGCGCAAACCTAGCACCGATAACTCACAAATGGGGACTAAATCCTTTTCTAAATCCAATCTTTCGAGGATATCCAAAGGCATATCGGACGCTTTTAATAGGTATTCAATACACCATTTAAAGGAATAATCGCATTTAGGTAGTAATTGATTTGCCCAAATTAAATCTTTTACCTTAAATTCCTGTAAAGTAGTGCGTACATTGTACGACTTACCAGCTACGACTATTCGCATATTTCCCCCCACCCTTTTTTAACAAATACCTCAGCTTTTAATTTATCTATGTAAAAAGTTTTAGTGCCTAATGTTGCTTCTTTGCCATTTCCAATAAATTTTACTTTATCACTTTTTACCGCTTTCGGTGTAAATGTTAAATTTTCTACTTTTGTTGCAACTTCTTTATTTAATTTCTTTGCCATAATTTCATTATTAATTTGGTTTCCTACAAAGATAATGTTTTTACTCGAAATATTATAGTCGTGCTTTATATCAATTAAAAAACCATTGATTTTATCTAATTGTATTCGCTCAAATTCTACATCTAAGCCACGCAAATACTTTTCACTATTATTATCACAACCTTTATTTAATTTGCTAGTCCACGCTTTAAAATTACATTTATCAAGTACACTTTTAGGGTAATACCTACCAGCACCAAAATGTTTATCTAGGTGTAAATAGCTTGTTATTTTATGTTGCGTACTGTAAAAATAAATATCACTAAACCCCATTACTTTTTCTGTATCTAGTGAGTAATACCATTGTATTACATTTTCGCAAATTAAATCATCGCTCCCTAGTAACACCACTGCATCAGGGTTAAACTCCTTTGCTTTCAACATCATAGCGTTGTTTTTAGCTGTTAATGGATTGTTTTCGGTTTCAATGTACACCAATCCTTTTGCTAAATCCTTACTTATTTGCCCCTCACTACCAGCCACAACAACAGTAAAGCCGTACTTTTTACTTAGCTTCCGATAGTAATCCAATACAATCTTTGTCAAATCGTGCCGTTTATAAATAGCAATAATAAAAACAAGTTTCTTCATAATTTTAAGTATAAAAAAAGGGTGAAGCATTACACTCCACCCCTCTTATTTAACCCCTATGGCTGGGTATTAGGTTGTTTCTAAACTTGCAATAGCTGTAGAGAATGTTCCTTTTACGAATGCAGTCCTATCGTTAGTCTTAACAACAACCGCACCCCTCCACTCTGCACGTAAAGTAACAAAGTTTTTAGTGAAATCGTCGTTTTCGTAACCTAAATCATACTTAACACCGTCTTTCTCAACTAAGAAAGCTTTGTCGAAGTTACCCATTAAGAAAGTACCAGCTGGTACTAAAGTAGTAGGTACGATTTTCGTAACACCGTCCAACAATAAACTTGAACCAATAGCTTGTAAACGGTCAATATATCTCTTATCTGTCGCCGTTACTTTAGCAACTTTTAAAGATGCAACATCTCTAGGGTTTAAAAACGCTAAGTTTGCGCTTCCTTGCTCTGCTAATTCGATTTGTAAGTTACCAGCTACTAATACATCCACTACGTTCGCGTTATCAATCGGTGCATCAAAGTCCGCGCCTGTGATAGCAAATGCAGTTGCAACAGTGTTTACACCTCTTAAGTTCGTACCAGTACCGTTACCGCTAAATGCAGTATTTTCAACAGCCTTGTACAATTCGCGCATTAATTCCGCTTCAATTTCGCTTTGCATCCAATCGATATCATCCAACATTTCGTTAGATACCTTGATGAACGCAGTTGTTTTTTTAACGTTTTCGCTAGATACAACTAAATCAAAATCGATTTTGTTTTTCAATAAACCCTCGCCTGTTTGCCCAGCTGTTCCGTCTTGGTTAGCTTGTGCAACCCAGCTAATAACATTTGAAGAAGTTGAACGAGTTTGTAAAGCATTTAAAAACTTTGTATCTCTCGATGCAATACCATTTAAACCCTCAATTCTATCCTCAACTGGTACATTACCACCGCTTACATTCGCAAACGTCATATTACCAACAGCTTTAAAGGAAACTCTTCCCTCGCCTTTGTCTTTCAAAGATTTTAAAGCATCTTTGTTAGCTTCTAAACTTGCTCTCAACTCCTGAGAGAAAGACTTAGCAATTTGGTTTACTGTTTTCATTTTTTCTAATTTTGTGGAAATTTCCTTAAATCCAACTTCCATTTGGTTTTTAACTACTTTAATTTCATTTTTTAAGCCTTTGTTCTCTTCCTCTAAATTAGAAGCTAACTTTGCTAACTCGTCTTGGTACATTGCAACCAATTCAGCTTGTTGCTCTTCAGGTAATTCATCGAAATTCTCGATACCTTGCAACGCTAAAAATTGCTCTAATGTAGTTTCAGCTGTAAAGCCGTCCATTTTTTTTACTGATTTTTTCATGTTGTTATTTTTTAATTAAATGTTTGTAAAAATTTTTCTTTGGTTGTTGCGTTTCTTCAATTTGAGTGATTATAGTCGGCTCAGTTTTTAGAGTGCTGTTGCAAAATTCATAAAATTTATTTATATCTCCAAATTTATTATAAATTTTCTCTATTTGCGCTTCGTCTGTTGTATTGTTATCTAAAACACCTGTTAAAGTATTACTACCCTGTAACACTGCGCTAATTTCAAATAATTTAGCTTCCTTAACTACCCAAAAGTAACCGCATTCATCCGCGTCTTTTTCGTTACCTAGTAATGGAAGATATTTGCCCCAATTAGCAAAACCGTCTTTATCGTAAGTATCGTTAATTGCTAAATCAATAGTCACATACTGCATACCTACACTATGCTGGTTAATCATGTTGTTTTTGTATTGGTGGAATATACTAGGGTTTAAAGCTTTGATTATTTCCACATCACTAACAAGGCTCTCGGTTGTGCCCTCTTTATCTATACCCAACTGCTCCCAACTTAATTCAAGCTCTAAAGTTTTTAAAGCTTTACCAATCTTAGCCGTAACATCGGCTTTGTGGTCGGCTAAAATGAACGGTACATTTTCGTTTATTGATTTCGCAAAACAACCACCCAAATGAACATCGCCATGATTATCCAACCAATTATAAGTGTTGCCTATAATCGTACGATATAATACCTCTTCCTCATCCATTGGCAAAGATTTGTTTTCGATTTGCAACACCTTTAAGGGCACTTGGTTAATACCGTTTACAAACCTTTTTACAGTTGATTTTTTAAATCTAATCAACTCTTTTTTATTCTCGATTATGTGTTTTAGTTCCATTTTATAAGTTATTTTTTAATTGACTAATTAATTTTGCTTTTTCCTCTTCACTCATTGTTGCAATAATGTTGTTTACAACCAACGGACTTAATAAAGTCGCAAATTTGCTTTGTTTTTCATCCTCTGTATAAGCTTGGTAATCTAACTCTGTACGTGCTTCATCAATAGTAATTAAACCAGCTTGAACCAATTTTAAAACCGCTTCAATATCTGCATTCCTATCCTGTTTTAATGCCGAAATATTACCGCTGTCAATTTCAATCTTATAGTTCAATCCAGTAATAGCATTGTAACGCTTAATTAACTGTTTGTTTTTTTGCGCTAAAATTTGTTCCATTAAAGGAATGCACGTTTGATTATAGAAGTCTTTCATTGCTTCCTGCATATTTGCATAAGTTGAAGCACTTACATCGCCGAAAATAATGGATTGAACACCAAATAACCCACAAACCGCGCGTAAATGTTCGGCTCTCATTCCTAGCAACTGCATATCTGTTGCGCTCATTCCTAGTTGCTTGTAATCAACCGCCCCTTGTAATGCAACAATTTTATTAGCGTTTTTTGCTCCTCCTATACGGCTGTTTAAATCCTTTTGGATAATCTCTTTATCGTTAGCCGTTAATATCAAATCGTTTTTAGATGAAATAATACCACTTGCCCCCCTATTTTCGTATAAGCTACTTTCGGCAATATTTCGGTTTGTTGATGCTTTTAACAAATCATAACCAGCTTGTAAAGGACTTAACCCCTCAGCCTTGCGAATACCCTCAATGCTAGGATTGAAATAGTGAGTGTGCATAATTTCCAACGGTGCTATTTTCCTAATGGCTACACCGTCGTTAAATTCGTATCTATCAATATCACTTAAAATACTTTGGCTTTCTCTCCACGCTCTTACGTTTTGAGTAGGCAAAATATAGTTCTTAATAGGAAGCTTTGCACCCATGTATTCGTATGGCGTGTAATGGTAAGCGTCGCCAGTTAGCAATAGATACAACACTTCTTTGTATAGTGCCTGTTCAAAGCTGTCGTTATCGTGCCAGTTCTCAAATAGAAAAGTTTTTAATTCATCTTTACCCTCGATAAATTCAGCATCCTGAGTTAATATAATAGGTAAACTAGCTGTAACTTTTGCTATTCTAGTAGCAACCGCGTAAACCATATCGTTAGTGATATACCCCTCGTTAATAAGTATATCCTCACTGATATTCAAACCTAAGCGACCACTAGAAAACAACGGTATAAACACGCTTTCACTTGTCGCGCCTTGCTTCTGCTGGTCTGCGAAAACATTAAACGGTTCATTCTTAACCGCTTTTAGTATATTGGAAATATAGTTTTTTATTATCATGTTTACAAAATTATAAAAAAAATCAATAAGAATAATCAAACCACCTTAAATAATATCCAATAGCGTCTATACTATGGTCGTTGCCGTCTTCGGGCACTTCTCCCGAACGGTCTTTCCATTTGTAATTGTATAGTTCATCTTGAATACTTGTGCTCTCAGGAGTGACAAATAACTTGTAGCTTTGGAGTAGTTGCAAAGTGGCTAACTTCTTTTTACCCAAACATGGTACAGCATTGTACCCATTCAAAACCAGCATATTAATTAAGTCGGGTCTTGCATTATCACAAACAATCACTTTGGATTTATCCTTTATTTTGGTTTTAAGCATTTCAAGTAAGTTGTTAACATTTAACCCACTTGAATAAATTTCTTGCTTTACCCATATTTGTTTGTCGCGCTTACTTACAGCACACTTTGTAAGGGTAAAAGGATCTTTCATTCCCCAATCTATGCAATACCCGAAAATATCAGTATCAGGAAATGGAGCGGTTTCCCAATCTGTAATTATAGTTCCCGATACCCTACCTAATAAGCCTAAACCGTACACCCTCCACCAATTATAGTAGTAACCTGTTGTGCCACGTTTTAACTCCTGATTGTGTTTAAGTTGTGCGGTTCGTAAGTCCTTTATTTGGTCCTCTGTTAAATTCTCAATATTATCTAAAAAAGTGGAGTGTATTACTTGAGTTCTTTTGTCTTCCAATATTCCGCAAGTATCTATCCAAAACTTAGCACTAGGGTTGTAATCTAGGAATATTGCACCCCTAGTACGTTGGAATAATTGGTGTAAAATTTCGTACTTCATATAGTTGCACTCATTCACAAAAAGTATATCCCTTTTCGCTCCATGTGCTTTGCCCGAATTGTCAAAACCAATGAACTTAATTTGGCTTTGTCCGATTTTGTATGTGTTTGGGTTTTGTGTTCGTATGTTAGCAATATTTTCATTGCACGAATTAAGGATATGTTCAAAGTCAACAATAGCACCGTCTTTTAAATGCGGTGTGCTGTGGCTTACAACGTGTATGATTAATGGCTTTTTGCTCCACTTTGCTATAAAGTAGAGTAGTTGTAGAGTACTGTATGTTTTACCGCTTCTTGTTCCTCCTTGATTTATAATATACCTAAACTTATCTTTATAAGCTTTAGCGGTTTTATCAAATGTCGTCGTTATCTTCATTCTCAAACATTTGCTTTAAATCTTCAAATGCTTTTGCAATTTCGGGACTGTTAACAACAATAGTTGGCTGCTCTATTTTGTCGCCTTTGGTGGTTAAATCAACGGCATTGTTATCTTTCCAACCATATCTGTTTTTCATTTGCATATACCAACCAGTATAACTGAAATCTTTTTCATACAAATTTTTTCTTCCTAATCTATGGAAATAAGCTTCACTCAATACTTTTCCTGTTTTTATGGTTTCCGAAAAATTTGGTTCTTCTATCATCCACCTATCCCATAAGTCGTTGGAAAAACTACCCCTAAACTCATGAATTAAAGCTTTTACCTCAACATCACTCCCACCCTCCTTATAAAGGTCTAGTATGTCCTGTTGCCAGTTATCCCATAATTTTAATTCCGATTTTGGTCTGCTCATGGTGTGTTTTTTAAAAAAAGGGGTTGGAGTTACCCACCCCCTCTAAACAATTAAACTTTAAGTATGGAAATGCAAATATAGTAAAAAATT